GGAACTAGGTGGTGTGGCAGCATTTAGACCGTCTCAGATCGAGACACTTGCCGAGACGCTGACCGGTCTGAAGAACGTAAAAGCCAAGGCTTTGGTGTATGCTTTTATGAAGCTTGGGGAGGTTGATATGAACGGAACGACACGTATCGATGGTGTGACTACCCGTTTTCATGTGTATGTGACCAAAGAAGGTAGATACAAAAGACAAGATTTAAAGCTTGTAGAAATTGTATCTTCGACCAAAGCCATGGTCAATAAGCACATCAGCCTTGGCTGAGATACAAGATCATGTATCCAGATACAATTTTTTCGAGTGGTTTTGTATCCGTGTTTTTGACTGCACTGTTACATCTGCGTATACAAGATACAAAGATACATATTCCTTATTTAGAAATAATATGTATATATGTATGTCGTATAAAAGAGTCTGCAGAATTTTGTATCCAATTTTGTATCTTGCCGATTTTTCGTCGGTTTTGTACAATCCGGTTGTTGATGGCACGAAGAAGGGTTAGCGCCTTCTGCACTTTTATTCGTGTTGTGCAAGTACAGGACACTGCTTTATGTGAGCGTGCTATCAACACCTTACACGCATGGGGATTGATCTCGGCAACCAAGGTAGGCGTGGGCTGGAACGATAAGCCCGTTACCACGCACAATCCCCAGCCGTGTTGGTGTCTTTTGTTATACAATCCCGCACATGACTGATACGCCAAAACGCCCAAGAGGTCGCCCAACGAAATACGATCCTGCATACTGTGAGCAGGTGATTGAGTGGGGTAAGCAAGGTTATAGCCGTGAGATGATCGCATCAGAGCTTGATGTAGGGTGGACCACACTCAACCTATGGGCTGATGCTCACGAAGATTTTATGGCGGCCTTGGAGAATGCTAAGGTACATGAAATGGCGTACTTTGAAAAGCTTGGCCTACAGTATGCCGTAGAAAACCCACAGGGACCACGACTGAACTCAGCCATATGGGGCCGTTCACTTGCGGCTCGATTCCCTCAGAAGTACCGAGAAAATACTAAGGTCGAAGTGACTGGCAAAAACGACGGAGCAATTCAGGTCGATGTAGTTCATGACTTTGCACAGGAGCTCATGAACGACTTGTTGGCAACAAGGCAAGCCGGTGATAAGTCAGACGATAGCTGAACAATTTGCCGAGCGCATTAAGGCTGGGCCGAACTTAAACCACGCATCGAAAGAGTGGCAGGCTGCCATCAAAGCACGCCTGAAATGGCTACAAAAAGCAAATGACCATCAGATCACACCTAAAGGCGATTGGTGGAACATTTGGCTTTTGCTTGCAGGCCGTGGTGCAGGCAAGACGCGCTGTGCTGCTGAGTGGGCGTGGTGGGAAGCATGGACAAAGCCAAAGACCAGGTGGCTAGTCAGTGCACCAACTTCCGGTGATGTCCGTGATGTGTGCTTTGAAGGTGATTCAGGACTGATCAATGTCATACCGTCAGAGATTGTAGAAGCTTACAACAAGAGTCAGCACGAAATCACGCTAAAGAATGGCTCAATCCTTAAAGGCATTGCTGCATCAGAGCCTGACCGCTTTCGTGGTCCACAGTTTCATGGTGGTTGGCTTGATGAGCTGGCTGCATGGGATTACCTTGATGAAGCTTGGGACATGATTCAGTTCGGTATGCGTCTTGGCTCACAGCCACGACTGATCTGTACTACGACTCCAAAGCCGAAGCCGTTGATCGTCGATCTGACCAACCGTGACGGTGAGGACGTGATCTACACATCGGCATCCACGTATGACAACATCAAGAACTTAGCACCTAGTTTTCAGAACCAGATCATGCAGTATGAAGGTACGAAGCTAGGCAGGCAAGAGATCTATGCTGAGATCATCGACCCTGAAGAGTCAGGCATCATCAAACGTGCTTGGTTCAAGCTCTGGCCGAATGACATGCCATTGCCACGCTTTCAGTACGTTGTGCAGTCGTATGACTGTGCCACGTCCGATAAGACTAAGAACGATCCGACCGCATGCACTGTATGGGGTGTATTTAAGCCAAGTGACGATAAGCCGATGTCGGTGATGCTGATCGACTGTTGGGAAGAGTACATGCAGTACCCAGACCTACGGCCTAAAGTGGTCGAGGAAGCTGATGCGATCTATGGCGATGAGAACGAGTTTGGGCATGGCAAGAAGGTCGACATGATCGTAATTGAGGACAAGTCGGCTGGCATTAGCTTATTGCAGGACTTACAAAGAGCAGGATTGCCGGTGCGGAGCTACAACCCAGGGAATGCTGACAAGATGATGCGATTGAACATTGTGTCGCCTATCATTCAACGTGGCCGAATCTACATACCTGAGTCAATGACAAACCCGGGAATGGCAAGAGACTGGGCTGAACCGCTCATTGCACAATTGTGTTCGTTCCCTGAAGTACGGCACGATGACCTTGTCGACTCGACCACACAAGCTTTGCGAATTATGCGTGATATTGGGCTCATCAGTATCGATCCAGTGTATGATGCGAACGACTCGTACGACGAGGATCGACCTAGAAGGGTGAACCCATATGCCGTTTGATGACTTAGCACAAATGCGGGCCGAGATGCTTATGCGTCAAGACCCAAACGTATATGACGATGGCGCAAGTCAACTAGGCATGAACCCTTATATGCAACAAGTTGGGTTGTTTGGCAAAGGTAAGCCAAAGCCAGTTGCACCACCGATCGACATACAAAGACGTTCGATACTTGGCTTAAAGCCACAAGAGCCAATGCCAGCAAACTTGCCGGCCGTGAGATCGTCCGACGTGCCTGTACCAAGTGCAGTGCCTGTGCCACAAGCACCAACTCAACCAATACCTGAGCCAACACAACCTGCGCCATTAACTCAGTTGGCGAACAAAGCATTGAATGCGCCGATCTCTAGACGTGAAGTGCTAAAGAAAGCAGGCCAAGTTGCATTGAACCAAGCATTGCCAACACCGAAAGTTGCCGATGTCGTGCCTGAAATCGTGTCGCCATTGACTAAAGCAGCTGAAAGTGCGTTTGTGCAAAATCCGATAATTGATGAATACTTTAGTGATTATGTTTCAAACATGTTCTCAGAAGCAGCCGCAAATGAGCCACTTGCTGCTACAACATCAATGTATACGTTTATACGCGATTACCTTGATGGACGTGTGCCAGAAAAAGAGCTAAAGAAGTATGACAAACTGCATGATCGTGCTCAAAAGTATTATGATGATGACGATGAATATAGTGATAGAGCAACTGATGTTCAGTCAAAGCTAGAAGACTTTATACATGACAAACTTAAGCTTTTAAAGCCAGATGAACTTTATGAAGCAAATAGTAATTTGCATGAAGAAGGTGCATCACCTGAAGAACTATTTGATTACATTACAGAAACACGTGGTGGTCAAGGGCTTGAAGACGACAGCATTGTAGGTAAAAAAGCGTTTATTGACTACATGAATAAAGCTCTTAAGTGGGATGAATAACATATGGCTGCAATCTACGATGCTTTAGGCAATGTGATTGGTGATGATGGACAGCCATCGATCGACCAAATGCAATATGAATTGGCTAGAAACGGTAAGCCTAGCCCATTAGATAGCGCAATTAGTGCAATTAAGAATGTAGCCATTCACAATAACCCACTTATGCTTAGAAAGCAAGGGCTTGACTTAGCAGGTGACATTCCTCGAGTCATGGCAAGTGGCATGACACCATATATTGCAGGCATTACGCAGCCCATAGTTGGTGCATATCAATATGCATCTAAGATGCCAGGTGTGTTGTATCGTGAAAATGTGCTTGGTGATCCTGAATCAATGCAAGAAGCTGCTGCAATTCGCGCAGGACTTCCTCAGTTTGCACCACCTGGTGCACGCTACAACCCAGAGCCGATGAACCAACGCATAGAAGCAATTGGTCAAGCCGTTGCACCACAAACACCACAAGGTCAAGCAATACTTGAAGGCGCAGGTCAGTTAATTGAGCCACTTAAGTTGCCACCGCTTGGACCAGGTTCAGGCATGCCAGGATCGGCACCTATCTCACAAAGACCGTTTTTTACGCCAAATGACTTACGTGTACTTGGTGCTGAAGCCACTCGTGTTGGAAGGCAAGTTGCTGAAATACCGACCGATTATGTGAATGCGCAATCAGGCTTGCAACGTATCGACCCGGTGACAGGTCAGCCCGTACTTGGTGCAAGAATACAAACTGGTGTGGATCGTCTTGGCGATATCATGGAGCAAAGAAAGATGCAGGGACTGACACCGATTCCGGGTCTACCTGCTGCATTGCAACCTGAGACCAGCATGTTTGCTGTTCGTCCGCAAGGCTCAAGGCTCACAACGCCCACATTGCCTGAGGCTGCAAAAGAGTATGTGCCTGATGTCGATCCTGTAGGCCAAATGCTTAGAGAAATCAATATTGATCCGAATGTGACAAAGCCAACTCCTACAATGCTTGATGAGATTGTTACAGATCAAATTAGAAACTCAGACAATCCAAATACTGCAATGTCGGCATTTCGGTATTTCCAAGAAGCAAAAGCTCTTGAACTATTTCCTGATGCGCCTACTGGTTCTGATGCGCTTATGGCGCTTAAAGTATCACTTTATGATGACAATGCTCGAAATGCTAAGATTAATGAGCTATATGACCAATTTATTCAGACACCTGAAGGTCAGCAGTTCTTGCCTAATGCAGCATCTACAGGCGAACTAGCTGAGCGGCATGAAGCCGCGGTTCAAGGTCTTAAGAACATGTGGGGCAAGTACCTTGTTAAAAATCTAGGTACTGAAGGCAATCCAGCTGTAAAAATGGCAGCACAAGAAGGTCTTACATACTTACCTGCTGATGAAGTTATTGATGCAGCACGAAGCCAAAAGAGTGCGGCACAATCCTTTAGACGAAATGCCGGTACGCCTGTTGAAGGTTCATTTGCAACTGATATAGCAGCTTTACAGCAAGAAATAGAGACGCTTAATCTTCCAATTAAGAATGCTGCAAATGCTGAGCAATCGCTACTTGCACAAAGAAATGTTGCTAAAACTCTTGCCGAGCAAGATCCTTCAATGATTGCAAACTTTAAAGATCTTGATGCTTTGCACAAAGAAGCCAAGAAATCAGCAAACAATCTTGTTAAGCAAAAAACCGAAATACAAAAGAAGCTTGACAAATTAATTCTTGCCGATGCGTATGAAACGCTTGAGGATGCATCAGTGGCGCCAATCGATGCGTCTACAATGATGCAGAAACTACCATATGCAGTGCGTCAGTTCTATCCTGATCTTAAAGAAGCTGCTAAGCGCGGTGAGATGTCGTATACGGCTTATCCATCGCCGATGAAAGAAACAGGCATTGTAAATGCCGCTAAACAGTTTTATCAAGATGTGCTTTCAAACAAAATACCTAAAGAGAAAGCGCCTACATACCCTGTTGATAGATATATACACGGAATTGCCAAAGAGCGTGTACAAAATGACCAGAAGTATCGAACTGACGTGTTTAATGATATGAAGACCGCGGTTAGTGCAATTCCTGAGAATAAGCAATTTAATGGCAATGTTGGTGTTATTGAGCTTACAAAAGACACGCCTGAAAACGTGGCAAATAAAGAAGCAGCATTATCAACTGAAGCTTTAGATATTTGTATTGGTGAAGGTGGCGGAGGTAGTGGCACTAGAAACTTCTTCACTAAGAAGAAAGATCCTCGTTGGACGCCAATTGTCGATATATTGACAGGTAAGCCAAACCCTAAAGCATCACGGCACACAACTAGTTATGTGCAAAGCATTTACCAAGGCGGTGAGTTGCCGATGTTCCGCGACTTAGAAACAGGTATGCCAATTGCCGCACTCGAGTTTAAACCTTCGTCAAAAGTAGGCGCAAATGGGCAACCTATGTTTAATATTGGTTATGCATCTGGCAAATCTAATGACCAAATTGAGACTAAATATATTAACGGTATACGCGACTACTTAAATACAAGAGCTAATGACATTGCAGGTATTGGCGATCGACTTGAACCTAATGCTGGAATTTACGATACTAGAAATACAAGTAGTTTAGGCAAAGCAAGAATACAAGCTAGAGTTACTGCGGATCAAATGAAAGTTGTGGATTGGAACTCAATGCCACGATTTATGACAGCCGAAGATGTTAGGAAAGCTGTACAAGATGTTGTAGTTCCGCCTGTTGTACAACAACAAATGTCGGCATTTGATCCGGCTGAAGTTGCCGAACTTAAAGCCACATTAATGGACAATGTTGAATTTGTAATTGATAATGCAATACAAAATTCAAATTTAGACGTGCCTGAAGATCTCGAAAATAAGCTTAGTGCTATATTTTCAACAATGCAACAGCAGTATTTTCCGACATTCTTCGACAATCCTGTGGCGATGATGAATCAGTCACTTGATTTCCTTAGAGGCCAGATTGATAGACGTGACAATAATGCATCTGAATTATCGCAAGAAATAGTTGAAGCACTTGAAAGCTATGCATCTGAGCTTAAAACAGCTCGTGATGATTTAGTAAGTCAACAGCAAAGAGCAGTTCAACAAGCACATCAAATGCAGCCTGCTGAACAGTTACGTCAATTGCTTGAGCCACGACTGTTTGCAGGCAATGCGCGTGTTGTGAATGATGCGCTAAGAGAATACTCAGGCCGTTTGCAAAACTATGCAGCAAATCAATTACAAAATGGCATGAGCCCTGTTGAAATTGCTGATAATGTACGCACTAAGATTAATGAGTATCGAAACACAGTGTTACGTGGTCCAACGATTAACACACAGAACTTTGTACCGGATGAGCTAAGTGAGTATGTATCTGAACTACGACAAATGATCGATGGCATAGGCCAATTGTTAGGTGAACAGCAACGACCACAAACACCAAACTTGCCTGCCGAAGTACAACAAAACATTGATAATAGAAACCGTCAAATTACAAGTGCATATCAAAGACCGCTTGATCCAGATTCGGCATTTAGCAATACAAATGATGCACTAAGTGAGTTTATAGATTTACTAGACGGTATGTCTACTAACTTATTTGGTAATGGGTATAACACAAGCGAAATCATTGACCATTTGCAAGCACGCATTAGAGCAGAGATAATAGTGCTTGCTAATCCGGACAATGTTACAAACCGTGGGCTTAATAATGCTGAAGCCGACGTACTTCGTGATCGCTTAAATAATGCATATGGTAGCTTGGCAATTGTGCATGACCAACTAAATGCGCAAGGACTTGAACCGCTTAGAGAATTGCCTGTTGACTTCTTTGAGCCTGATGCAACGCACCCGGCAAATCAGCTTACACAATTACCGCAAGACGATATTGACCGAATGGCAATTGAGTTTATGGGCGATGCAACAACGCAACAAGATCTAGATACAACATTACAAGCACTTGACATTGGGCAGTTTGATGATGCAAGATTTAGAGCATTAGTTCCAAGCCAAAGAGACGCAGCTCAACGAAGTGTGGCACGTGCACTTCGTCAACTTGTTGAAGACATTGGTCTTGAACTACCTACACAACAGCCTGCACCAGACAACGTGTTT